TGAGAGCATGTATCGCATGGAAAAAATAACCACTGGTGCTGCCTATGGCGCTTCAGCCGGGAGCATCCTAAACGGCATGCTTAATGCCTACAGCCCCGAGCAGTGGAACGCTATCGGCGTGCTGGTGGGTATCATCATTGCCGTACTGACGTATCTGACAAATCTCTATTTCAAGATCCGCGAAGACAACCGCCGCAGCAGGAGCCGAGATGAACCCGACACTCAGGAATAAGCTGGTGGGTGCCATTGTTGGCGGTTCCGGAGCCATCACCATTGCGGCGGTAATGCTGGGAAATGCGGATGGGCTGGAAGGGCGGCGCTATTACGCCTATCAGGATGTTGTCGGCGTCTGGACCGTTTGCGATGGACACACCGGTGCCGACATTCGCCGCGGTCACCGCTACACCGACAAAGAGTGTGACAACCTGCTGAAGGCAGATCTGCAAAAGGTAGCAAATGCCATCGACCCGCTGATCAAGGTTCGCATCCCTGAGCCTACACGTGCTGCGCTTTACTCCTTCACCTACAACGTTGGCTCTGGTGCCTTCGCCAGTTCCACGCTGCTGAAGAAGTTGAACGCCGGTGATGTACCGGGTGCCTGCAAAGAACTGCAGCGCTGGACGTATGCCGGTGGCAAACAGTGGAAGGGTCTGATCACCCGCCGCGAGATTGAGCGTGAAGTTTGCGAGTGGGGTCAGAAATGAGCCGATTAACAGCCATCATCTGCGCTGTCGTTATCTGCCTGCTCGTTTCCATGGCCTGGGCGATTAACCACTACCGCGACAACGCCATCACCTACAAAGACCAGCGTGACAAAGCCACCAAGAATCTCAGCCTGGCTAACGCCACAATTAAAGACATGCAGACCCGCCAGCGCGATGTCGCTGCGCTGGATGCCAAATACACCGGAGAACTGGCAGATGCGAAAAAGCAGCTTGATGATCTGCAGCGTTGTGTTCGCGATGGCAAGTGTGGGCTGCACGTCAACGCCAGATGTCCTGCGAACGGAGCGGCCAGCACCGGCGGCATGGTCGATGCTTCCGGCCCCAGACTTACTGACTCCGCTGAACGGGATTATTTCACCCTCAGAGAACGAATCGCCACAGTGACGAAGCAGGTCGGCTATTTGCAGGACTACATCAGAGAGCAGTGCCTGCAATGAGCTAAAGTGCGGATCCGCCGCCAGTTACAAATTCGGGAACGTCGCGTTGCGGGCTATAAAGTTGGTGATTAATTACAACCCAGCCACCATTAAGCCATTTAGTGACCTGCTGACGATTGACGCCCATATGTCGGGCAAAGTCTGACTGGTTCCCATTGTGATAAAACTCGATGTAATCAGAAAGTGTTCTGGCATTCATATCATGAACCTTTGATTAGTGGGTTAACTATCAGGTAACTGGTGCCATGCTCATCTTCCATTTCAACAGCATCGAAACCGAGGTGAGCAGCAACGCGACCACGAAGGCGCTGCATTTCCCATCCAACATCACCAGTACAAGAGCGAGGGCTTAGAATGTCGGCAAATTCATCATTACATTCATCATCGGCCAGGGCGTAGGCCAAGGCTTCAAGCTTGTCGTAATCGGCTTCAACTTCTCCACGAAGGAAATGGATGATGTCTTCGATTCGGTCATTTAAATCGGAGTTGTCAGCTATACGCTCAACATCATAGATGTGAACAAAGTCTCCATGAGAACTTGCGGTGTCTGATTCTGCGCTGGCAAACAGCCCGTCAAAAACGTTATCAGCAGCACCCAGAGAAAAAGCACCAATTTTTATCTCCGGAGCTGCATTGCTGTAAGAGCCGTGAAACAGTTTCATAAATCATCTCGCATCGTTTCGATAAAAACAATGTAATCATTATTTGATTACATTACAAGGTGTTTTTCCCGTTGCGACTAAGGAATTTATAAAGGTGGTTGTAATGTCCGACATCTACCAAATCACGCTAACCACCCAAACAGGCGAGACCTTCACGGGCAAGATGTCACGCCGACAGCCTGAGCTGGTTAACGGCTTTGTGCCGCTGGCGACGGAAACTGGCCAGTGGCTGTATTTCGCTCCTGCCGATGTGAAACGGGTAGAGTTCACGCCGGTACCGGAAGAGCAGACCGAACAGCCAGTAGAACAAACAGCGGAGTAACGAATGAGCAAACCGGACTGGGAGGCCATCGAGACGGCGTACCGGGCCGGAGTGATGTCCCTCCGAGAAATAGCTTCACAACACGGAATTAGCGAAGGCGCTATCCGTAAGCGTGCCAAGCGTGACGACTGGTCGCGTGACCTCAATGCGAAGGTGAAAGAACGAGCCGACGATCTGGTACGCAAAGCTGAGGTACGCAAACAGGTACGCAGTGAAGTCACTTTTAACGAACGCGTACTCATAGAAGCGACGGCTGAGGTAATCGCCAATGTCCGAATGGAACATCGCGGTGACATTAAGCGTGCCCGGCAGATAACTAATGCCCTGTTTGATGAGTTGGGGGCAGAGTGCGCAGACGTGGCCGCACTGGAGAAGCTCGGAGAGCTGATGTTCGACCCTGACGACAAGGGTCAGGACAAACTCAATGAGATTTACCACAAGGTCATCAGCATGCCAGAGCGCGTTAAGTCGGTTAAGGCACTGAGCGACGCGCTGAAGAATCTGATCGGGCTTGAGCGTCAGGCCTATGATATCGACGGGCCGGAAGGCGACAACTCTGTTAAGCAACTGTCTGACCTGATGGATTCTCTGTCTCAGGGGGCGTAATGAAACCTGAGCACCTCAAGCTGCTGGCCGACAAAGACTGGCGGCTTAACAATCTCTACTGGATCACCGACAAAGAGGGTAAGCCAACGCGCTTCAGGATGACGCCTGAACAGCGGGAATACTTCGAGGGGATCCACACCCGCAACATCATCCTGAAAGCTCGTCAGCTCGGATTCACCACTGAGGTGTGCATCATCCAGTTGGACGCGGCCCTGTTCGAGTCGGCGAAGTGCGCGCTGATTGCCCACACGCTGAATGACGCAAAGCGCCTGTTCCGCGAAAAGGTGAAGTACGCATACGACAAGCTGCCGGCAGAGATAAAGGCGGCCAACCCGGCCAGCAATGACTCATCTGGTGAACTCGTATTCAAGAAGGGCGGATCACTCTACGTCAGTACGTCATTTCGTGGCGGTACGCTGCGTTACCTGCACGTTTCAGAGTTCGGGAAGATATGCGCCAAGTATCCTGACAAAGCCCGTGAAATCGTCACTGGTGCGTTTGAGGCTGTATCGACTGGATGCTTCGCTACTATCGAGAGCACAGCCGAGGGCCGGGCGGGTTACTTCTTCGATTACTGCCAGACGGCAGAAAAGGCGCTGCTGCAGGGTAAAACGCTATCCGCGCTGGACTGGAAGTTTTTCTTCTTCTCCTGGTGGAAGAACCAGCAGTACGCAATCGACCCGGTAGAGTCTCTGCCGGTGCGCCTGATTGAATACTTCGCTGAGATGGAAGCGAAGCACGGCGTGGTCATTAACGACCGCCAGAAAGCCTGGTACTACGCCAAAGAGAAAACGCTCGGCGATGACATGAAGCGCGAATACCCGACCATTCCGGCCGAGGCGTTCCAGCAGTCGGTCGAGGGCGCGTACTACGCCAAGCAGTTCCGCTGGCTCTACACCAACAAGCGGATCGGCCAAATCCCGGATAACTCGCACCTCCCGGTACACACGTTCTGGGATATCGGTGTGGGCGACTCCACGGCGATCTGGTTCGTTCGCGAGGTTGGCGAAGAGTTCCACATCATCGACTACTACGAAAACTCTGGCGAGGGGCTGCGGCACTACATGAAGGTGCTGAAAGACCGAGGCTATGAGTATGGCGAGCACTGGGGGCCGCACGATATTGATAACCGTGAATTCGGTGCTGATGCCAAATCCCGCAGAGAGCTTGCCCGTGAGGGGTATGAGATCGATGGTCAGGTTTACAGCATGACATTCCAGGTGGTGCCAAAAGTCGGTGTCGATACCGGCATTGAGTCGGTGCGTGAAATTCTCCCATCCTGCGTCTTCGATGAGGAGAAATGTGCCGAGGGAATATCTCACCTCGAAGGCTACCGCAAGGAGTGGGACGACAAGCGCGGCTGCTGGAAAGATAAGCCACTTCATGACTTCACATCACACGGCGCCGATGGCTTCCGCTACTTTGCGGTAGCGAAGAACAACCAAAAACAGGTTGGTGCTATCTTCTTCACATAAGGAAAACTCAGTGAGTAACACTACAGAAATGCAAGTCCTCGCTGGGCTCATTGTGAACAGCCTTAACGAGGTTGGGCGCGCGCGCCAGTTGTATGCATCAGGGCTTGGGAAGTCCGGTAACACGAAGCGTCACCATCTGTGGTGCGAATTTGGTTACCCTGAGCGACTCGACTTCGACCACTTCTACAACATGTATGAGCGTAACGGCGCGGCGTTCGGCGCGGTGCATAAGTTGCTCGATGCATGCTGGACTGATACCCCGGTGATCGTCGACGGCGATGAGACGAAGAAGTCGAAGAAGTCGACGCCGTGGGAAAAGAAAGTCACCAAGCTCATGAAGAAGCATTGGGCGAAAGTGAAGGATGCAGATCGGCGCAACCTGGTCGGGCATTACTCAGCACTTATCCTTCAGTTTGCGGACAGCAAGGAGTGGTGGGAGCCTGTCGACCGCGGCGTGATGCGTAACTCGCGCGAGCGTGGCCTGGTGAAGATGATCCCAGCATGGGAAGCGCAGGTTAAACCCGGAGAGCTTGAGCAGGACCAGAAGTCGCCAGACTACGGCATGCCGAAGTTCTACTATTTCCAGGAGCAGCAGGTCGGCGATAACGGCAATATTTCCGGGCCGATGCGGTCGATTAAGATCCACCCTGAACGCATCATCATGTTCTGCGAAGGCTCAGAAGACGAGACTTCTCTGGCGGGCATCCCTTTCCTGCGAGCTGGTTACAACGACCTACTCGACATGGCAAAGACCTCCGGTGGTAGTGCCGAGGGCTTCCTGAAAAATGCCAGCAGGCAGCTCGGCATTAACATGTCGAAGGAAACCAACCTCAAGTTCATCGTCGAAGAGGCGAAGAAAGCCGGATATGCAGGACTGGCTGAAGCGCTGAACGCCTCCATCCAGAAGCTCAACTCAGGTACAGATTCAGCACTGGTTACGCAGGACGGTGAGGCTAAGGTGCTTTCTGTTGCCGCAGCTGACCCGAGTCCAACATGGACAGTTTCGGCGAACCAATTCTCTTCATCTGTCCAGATACCTTTCACCATCCAGTTTGGGCAGCAAACAGGGCGGTTAGCCTCTGACCAGGACAAAAACGACTTTGCCAAACGCTGCAACGGTCGCAGGTCAGGATTCCAGACTGGTCGTGTAACCGCTGTTATTGAACGCCTGTGGACTGTTGAAGTAATCGAGACGCCAAAGTCTGGCGAAATCACTCTGACTTGGTCCGATCTCCTTGCGCCAAGCGAGAAAGAGAAAATTGCCAACATGAAAGAAATGGCGGCAGTGGCGAGGGATACTCAGCAAGCCTATGGCACACCAGCAGTTGACGAGAACGAGGTGCGAGAGGCTGGCGAGCTTGAGCCCCGGACAGAAGTTCCAACGCCAGACCCCAACAAAAAGGTAACGACCGATGATCCTCTTTCCGATGACTCCGGAGCAAAAGACGAAAATCGGGACACCAGTAGTACCGCGTAGCAAAACTGACCCAACCCGATCGGCAAAGCAGGTAACCGCGATGTTCCGGGATATCGAGGAGCGGTATCTCGGCATCAAGCACGCGCTGAAAGCTCTGTTCGACCAGCGCCTGACCGGGCGAGTGCGAGAGGTAAACAGCCATAACTGGCATTTCCTGTGTCATGACCATGGCGAGGACGTGAGGCTCTACCAGGTCAACGCCGGCAAGTTCATCTACGACATGTCAGCGCAGGAACTGGCTGACTTGCTGGAAGCGGTGCAGGGCATTCTCGACAATTACCTGCTGGACGGTGGCGAGCAAAACCTATGGGCGATGGATTACGTCGTCGCAGACGCGCAGCGCGGCACGCTGGAGGCGTTCAACAACCTTTCGCAGCAGTCGCAGGTGTACGCCAGTCAGACAACGCTCCAGCAGCTTTTAAGCAGCCCGGGCTACCTGAACCAGATATCGGCTGCCAGGCTGACAACGTTCAGTGACTGGAAGGTCATCAGCGATACAGCCCGCGGCGACCTGACCAACATCATCACCGATGCGGTAGCGCGTGGGGTGAACCCTCGCGAGACGGCCAGCGTCATTAGTAAGCGCCTCGATGTGTCCATGTCGAAGGCGAAGAATATCGCTCAGACCGAGCAGGTCGGCGCGCTGCGGCAGGCACAATGGAACGAAACGGACTGGGCTGCTGACCGGCTGGGTCTGAATACCGGCCTGCTATGGCTGTCAGCTCTTAAGCCAACGACGCGCACCTGGCACGCCAGCCGTCACGGCAAGGTCTACACCACGGAAGAGGTGCGGGACTTCTACGCCGAGAACGGTAACCGGTACAACTGTTATTGCAGCCAGATTCCGGTGCTGCTCAACGACGACGGCAGCATATTCAACGAAGGGCTGGCTGATAAGCTGGCGAAAGAAAGAAAAGCTTGGAAAACATCAGATTAATAGTATTTTTACTGTTTTACAGGAGAGATACTATGAGTTTAAATTTTGTTCATTATCCAGAAGGTGTTGGTTATACCGTTATTCAGAGACCAAGCGGCCTGCCCTACCATGTTGATCAGGCATATTTGGTCGAAGGTGAAGATAAAGAAATCCAAGACTATCTTAACTTTCTTAATCAGGTGCTGGGAGAAACTACACCAGTGTCCTATGAGGTCATAATGTCTGGCACCACCAATGTGCCATCAAGGGTAAAGCTTGTATGGGATACCGACGAATTTATAAAGATGCCTAGAGATGAGTTCGTTGCCCGCTTCATCAAGCCATATACACGTAATACATGGATTTATAGCTAGTAAGTTATCTCGAAGTATTGATTGCGGCGTAACTCAATCGGTAGAGTAACGCATCAACGCGGCCATGCCATTGCTGGTCGTGCTCGGTTCGGCATGATGTTGACGCCTGACGAGAGTGCTGGTTCGAGTCCAGCAGCCGCAACCCAAAACAAGACCCAGCTGTAGTGCTGGGTTTTTTAATGCCTGAAATCCACCAACGAGGACCCAGCATGAAACGCAACCGCGTTAATGTGCTGACCGTCGTCAACTCCGCTTCAAACATCACCACTGAAACCATCGACGGCAAGCCACATATCGTGGTTCGCGGCATCACGCCTGTCGTGGACGATATCGTGATGAACCGGAAGTTGTACCCGGCAGCAGAAATCGAAAAGGCCTACAACACGCTTGAACGTAACCCGATGCCGCTGGGCCACCCGAAAGTTGACGGCAAGCATGTGTCGGCGCGCGATGTCCGGGCGGTTAATGAGTACCACGTCGGGGCCTGGCTGCAGAACGTCAGCCACAATGACGGCAAAGTGACGGGAGACATGTACGTCAACCGCCAGTACGCCGAGTCGAGCGACAAGGGTAAGCGCCTGATTAACCGTCTGGATGAGATGCTGGCCGGTACCAATTCTGACCCGATCCACATCTCCACCGGCCTTCTGTATTCCGGTATCGCTGCCAATGGTGAGTCGAAGGGCAAAAAGTACAACGAGATCGCCACCAATATGATGTTTGACCATGTTGCTGTGCTGCTCGATGAGCCTGGCGCCGGTACGCCGGAAGAGGGCGTGGGCATTTTCGTTAACTCAGAAGGTGATGAGCAGCAGATTGAAGTTGCCCGCCTGGCTGATGGCATCGACTGCACCCGAGACGGCCTGCTCAACAAGACAAAATTTTTCTTCACCAATGCCTCTAACTTCTCATTCGACGATATCTCCCGCGCTATCAGCGACAAGCTGCGCGAGGGTGATGCCGAAGATAAGTGGCTTTGGCCTGAAACGGTGTGGCCGGACAGCTTCATCTACCGCAATGACACCAAATACCTGAAGCAGAAGTACCTCATCGATGACGACGGCAAGGCCGTGTTCGTCGGCGAACCTGTAGAAGTCGTGCGCAAACCCACTGAGTACGAGATTAAAACCAACGGAGAGAACGATCCGATGAAAGAACTGATTATCAATGCGCTGCAAGCCGCTGGTAAGCCGACTGAAGGCAAGTCCGACGCCGAGCTGATGGACGCATACAACCAGATGAAGGCCGAAGAAGCCACCGCCAAGAAAAAAGGCGATGAAGAAATCGACCCGGAAACCGGCAAGTCCAAGAAAAAAGAGCAGGCCACCAATAACGAAGAGATGCCAGCCTGGGCGCAGAAACTCGCCGATCGCGTGGACGTCGTTTTCAACAGCCTGAACGCGAAC